GATCGTGCAACTCTAATCAAGTTTTCTATACCCGAAACTTGATTTTTCTTTCCGGTCATTTTTAAATCATCTTGTCTATGATCGCCACACAAAATTACTCGTGTATTTTTTCCCACACGAGTTAGTATAGAATTTATTTCATGATCCGTACAGTTTTGAATCTCATCGACAATTATGATTGCATCATCAAAGGTAATTCCTCGAATAAAAGATGTTGACATAAATTCTAAGTAGTCTCGTTTTTTCAACAGGTCATATACATCTCTGCGACCCCCACAAAGCTCGGCAAAAATTTCACGATATGGTGCTTCGTAAAGTGCCATTTTTTCTTGCAAAGTGCCAGGAAGGAATCCTTGATCTCGTGTGGTTACTGCACTTCGTATAATAATGATGCGCTTTGCGGCGCCCGACAGCAAATCACTTAAAGCAAAATAAGCGGCAAGAAATGTTTTTCCGGTTCCGGCCACACCATACAATACTAGGTGTTTATTAGAACCATTGGCATGAAATGCGTTATCTTGATTATCAGTTAATGGGGAAATTTCAGCTAGGTTAAAATTGTGTTTCAATATTTTTTTCTGCCTCCGATATTCATCTGTAACTTCTTCAATCGAAGTTTCTTCTTGGTGCTCTTGTTGTCGGCGCGATCTCTTTCCCATTAATAATCCTTCAAGTTTTTTCCGTGTCGTCCTAAACTCTTCTTAATTTGTCCTATTCTATCCTTAAATTGTGAGCTAGGTTTTTTTAATCCATCTATCCTAAATGGAGAAACAAGCGATGGTGCGCTTAAACTTAAAGTTACTGTTCCTGTCTTGTTACACACAGGACAAGGTTGTGTTTCTGGCAAATTTCTATCGTCTATTTTTAATAGTTCATCAAAAGTGTGTTCACATGATGAACAAACATAATCATAAGTTGGCATGAGAGTCTCCACTAATATCTAACCAATTAAACCAATCAGGAATAGATCGTTTAGTCCATCGAGCAAAAGTTCTTTTTGCACCAATATAGTATTGCCTGTATGCTTGTACAGGATCTTCATGTTTGTACTCTGCCGGCATGGCTTGAGCAGGCTGAGTAAACGGTTCTTTAGAAATGTTGGATGGAGGCGACGATAAAACGTCTTGTAATAGGGTGTAAGACTTGTGTATTTTGCCGTAGCGGAAAGTATATTCATCACACAGCGCCACGAATAATTCATATAACCACATATAGTTATTTATGTTAGCTCTTGCCCATACGGCACATGGATGATGAATATGTGAGGCTTTATACAACAAAGAATCCTTGTTAGGATCTGGATGAACATAACGACGAACATTTCTAAGTTTACCAGATTTTGACGTTTCTTGTCGTATTGTTTGGTTGCCGTCCAACAATCTATGAGCCGTACACAGCAGTTGAGCTGACTCGATAATCATTTTAACAACATGTTTATCCAAATGATATGTGGCAGCAGTTTTTGGATTAGGCGACAGGTAAAAAATGTTCATATAAACAATGTATCATAAATACAGTACAACGTAAATAATTTTGTTAGGTATGAAACCATGAGTGTTAAAAAGAAAGTAAAGTGTTTAGTTTGTCGATTGCTTGTTGCTCTTGGACTCAAGAGTGCATCTTCCTGTAAGGCTGGTCCACTTCCAGTAAGCGTGGAAGCCCCAAAGAAAGCAACTAAAAAATCTGCTAAGAAACCAAAAGCACCAAAATCAGAGTAATTTTTAGGATTGTTTTGTTTCAGGCTTTGGTGTAGCCTTAGGCTCGTCCGCCGACTTTACTTTATCCGATGGTGTGTAGTAAGGCGGCTCACATTTTTCCCAAATTTTCTGATGATGTCCTCCGCCGCCTGTTTCTGGGTCATGTTCATGTAGGAAATAGTGTTGAAGCTCGTGTCGATATACCATGGCCGCATCGATATTTTCTACAATATAAACGGTTCGAGTTTCTGGTTGATATACTCCAACCACAGCACCAACAGCAATACCCATAGGTGTTGGCTCAAACATTGGCCAAAAATTAAATCCCGCCTTTGGTGATGTGTAAACATCAGGCGAATGTGCTTTTACAATAAAACACCTTGGTATGTGTGTAAACTCTTCTTTGACTATCGGGCTGTCAGGCCACACATTTGTATTTACGCATTGTAATGCTTTATTGAATTCTTCTTGTTCGTTAAAATGTAACCCACATGGCTCAAGATCATTCCACGATGACCTAGGAAAAAGCTCATGTATAATTGTGGCGTCTGTTGCTTGAGCTGCCAAAGATTCACCGCGGAGGAGAGCGATCGGTGGGGCAACAATCGAAGCAAAAACAAAGATCCCGGCAAACACACAAAACAAAACAGAAGAAGTTATATGAATAATTCTGGCAAGTATGGAAATAATTTTGGTTAATATATGCATCATAACTCCACAGCATTTGTCTAAACTTATATTTAGACACCGTGGGAAGTGCTCATCCAAATTAGTCTTCCAGATCGTCAGGCTTTATTGGAACTAAAGCAATTTTTGTTTTTTTATTCTTATCTTTAAATACTTGAGGCAAGGAATCTTTAATGTGCTTTGCAAGAACCTGATTAATTCGTTCAATCAACTGATTTGTTTCTTCTTCAATCTGTTCGTTTGGTTTATTTGTATCAAAAGTCAGTACAAGCTCATACACCTTGACTAGTGCTCTTAGAGGAGCTGGTGGTTGTGCTTTCGGTTGCCCCTTTTTTGTTGCCATTGTTGCTGCCCTCAGACTGTATTAATCCAGGAAAAACTTCAAGAATTACTTTCTTTGTTAATCCTAAATCAAGAGTTCGTTCCTTTGCTTGTAATAGTATCTCCGATTCTCTCTTATCCAAACTCTCTAGGAGCTGAATAAACAACGCCTCACGCTTACTCTGCTTCATGTTTGGCGATAGTTCTTTTACAAAAACATACCATCCAGTAGCAGATGCCTTCAGTGTTGTATTGCCAAATCCATCAGGGACAGTTGCTTGCTTGAATGGTGGTCTACCCTCAGGTAGGGCCAGTTTCAACGATTCATCAAAATTCATTCTAAGAAGTCCGCGAACTGCGGCACAATCATTATCTTTTAAAATCTTAATTCTTTCAGTTTTAGTCTTTGCAGACTTTAACTTTCCAACAATTTCAGCAATAGTCAAAGATGACATAAAATCCTCAAAATTCAGAAATACTCTCTAACAAGTATTTAAGCCGATTCTCTACAAAATAATTTAGTAAATTTCGTCTGTCGCCCGACGGTCCTTTTTGGTAACATTTGATAATTTCCTCTTGGATAGCTTGAGGTGTGTGATCCAGGTCAATTAATTGCTGGTTTCTCTTAAAATTTCTTAGCATAATGTCATCACAAAAAGACTCTGGATTTTTAGTAAGTGACCACTCTTTTAGCTTTTCCTTTCTTATAGGCTTCTGTCGCTGACCCTCAGTAACAAAAACAGCATCATTAGACAGAAAGTTGGGAACACCGTCGCCTGAATCGCCAGTAATAATATGCTCAAATAGGACATCTTCTGGTGAGTCAGCAATTAAAAACTTTTTAAGCATTGGCGAAAACTGTTTAACATTAGGATACTTTTGGAGCTGCATAAAATCTTTATCGCCAGACACAATCAAAACATCTTGTGGAGAAGGATCTAAACTGCCTGTTGATAGCTCGTTTGTCTGTGAGTATCGAACTAAAGTTCCTATAATATCGTCGGCCTCTGCGCCTGAAACTTGAATTACTTTATATGGGAACTTTTCACGAATCTCATCACGAATTTTGTTTAATGTGGTAAAAATTAGTGTCCAATCAAACTTGGACGCATCACGCATTTTTTTGCGGTTTGCTTTATAGTATGGAAAAACTTCACGACGCCAGTATTTCTTATCATCAGCACAAAACACCATTTCACCATACTTGTCTGAAAATTTCTTTTTGTATGATAGAATGGACGACAGTACCATGTGACGAATTAGGTCCTCAGATAGCTCTGCATTTGGATTAGAGCCAATCTGAGACATTAAATTGGAAATAAGAGTTTGGTTAAAATCAATCAATATCATATAACAAGTATAACACAAAACACTTAGGTGTAATATCTATTTTCCGTGTTTATGCAGGAATACTAATCCAGGAAGAGTTCCATTCATCCAAGATGTTCTTCCAACCATATCAAAACCATTTTTGGAATAAAATTTGGCAGCGCGGCTATTGTCGGCACGCACCGAAAGATATACATCGGCCGCACACTCAACACAAAATCTCTGTAGTATGTCTGAAGCACACGACGGTTGATTGCTGTCTCTATTAGGATTCAATATCTGATGTAGTATAAAGTCTCCTCGTTGTGCTACAATCTCCCCAATTTTTTGCCGACGTTGGTATTGATTGAATATGATAATAACACCGGTATCATAAACAACTTTATTTGCGGTGATATTACGCTCTACATAATCTTTTCGGATATGAGGAAACCACTCCCTACAATTATAGAAATGATTGTATATTTCATCAAGTTGATCTAACGATGCCCTATTCAACTTCGTCTGGTAAGAGAGATTTAAGCTCACTGGTTGCTCCAATATCTATAACTAAATGTATGCGCTCTTTGTCACCACCATTTATCGCTCGATGAGGTTTGCGGATGTCTAGGTACCAAAGCTCACCTTTCTTCATATTTACAATGCGCTCTTTCCCTCTGTAATCCCATACAGTAAAATCTACCTTTGGATTTGTTTTAATTGGCAGATGAATTCTCATCAAAGTTCCTGGAGTAACTCCTGCGTCAGGCTCAACCTGATCTGTGTGTCTAGTAAGCTCTCCGCCACCTGGAGCAAGTCGCATAAATCGTATTCTTTCTTGAGTTCCAAGACCTAGAAGTTTTACCACTTGCTCAACTTCAGGAAACTTATCACGCATCTCTGTGTCCTGTAGCGCAAATGATTCGTTTGAGTGTTCTTTGTTCCACGCTTCGCCCATGCAAACTGGCTTAGAAATAAAAGATGGATCACTAGAGAATCCTCTAAGTGAAATTGCCGACCATGCTTTTCCCTTATTGTGTTTTGAATAGTGGTTTGCATATTGCAAATCAAACTGATCTAGTTTTTTAGCTATTGACTCACACAAATCTGTCAAGTCTGGTGCATTTAATTTAACAAGAGAAAGTTTTTCAGCAGGATCAACATATGGGTGCTGTCGCGGAGATAGAGAATCAACGGCATCACGAAAGTATATGCCATAAATTTCAGAAAAGGTTGTTACTTTTACACCAACTTTTTTGAATCCCGCTCGCTCAACTAGTGTTCTTTGAGTTTCATCTTCTTCAAAAATTGTTGCCCATGTTGATTTTGAGGTGTCTTTGGTAACTAAATCTCTAAGAGCATTTACCATAGTATCTAAAGATCCACCATCATCCAATCCTATGGCATTAATAATTCTATCACCTTTGAGTTTTTTACCTATAACAACATCATAATACATTACAATATCTGTGCTTGTTTTGGCAACATGTGTATCAATATACCCCGAAAGAGGAACATGAATAAGACGCTCTTTTGAGAGAGAGTCAGCAATTTTAGGTCCGTTCCATTGAGCAAATGGAGAAAAAGCAAACTTATTATAGCCCGTGAAAGACTCCTTTATTTGATTGATTTTTTTAATATCAAATCCTTTTTGCCAGGGTTTTACAGTTGCATCAGCAACCTCGGCAATCTCTGTATCAACAGATGTTTGAGCAGTCATTTTTCCTCCATTAATGTTTTTCTGGTCCGTGCTTTATGGCTTTGTATTCCTTGTAACACATTTCGGCAATCTCTGGCCTATATAGCTCAGGCTTATATTCATCTATAGTATAATATATTCCATCCTCGAATCCGTGGCAATATATATCTTTCTCATTTATTTCTTTGGAGGCAGTTCGTCTGTTCACACAAATTGCGTAACCTGCAACGGAGCCTACAAAAAAATTAAAAGTGCTTATTATCAATACAACAACAAAAATACCCATTACTATCTTCTCCAGTCTATTGGATTTATTTTCTACTTTTTACCTTTTTCATTTTATCAATGGCGTCATTAAAACCAACATTGTAGCCAAAGCCAAAAATTAAAGTGTTATAGACAACAAAAAAGAATATGCCAAATATAATATCAACCGTTTTCATCATCCAACTCCATCTGTTTTTGAATTCTACTGACCAATTCTTCTGTTGACAAATTGGATAGATTTTCACCTTTTAATGATGATATAGTTTCAATTTTTTTGAGCGCAAGCATCATTGAATTTAATCGATTTGTCATCATCAAGGATGATTCAATTCTGCCGGCAATTCTTCCCAGACTAAAACACAATAGTGATAAAAATAGCATTACAAAAAAATTGCTTGTTACCATTTTAAAAATTTCTTCCAAAAGTTTTCATTTACCTGAACATTATCTCTCATCCACAATAAGATTCTAAGAGAGCTGTTGATTCTATCAAGCTGTTGCATGAAATATATTTTCTCATCTGGAGAAAGAGGCATCTTGAGCTTCTCCATGTACACAATATCAAACTTGCTCATACTTAACGTGTCTATTAAGAAGTCAAGCTGATTTAAAATTGTACTCTTTCGGCTATTGAAAATTTCTTTCGATAGAGTTTTTTTGTATGATTGTCGAAACAAGCTCCTGAATTTTTTTAGCAACAACCTCGCAAGTTCCAATATCTTCAACATAAGCATCTTTTATCTCTATTGTAATAGTTGCTGCTATATTGTAGTCAATATAAACATCAAGCGTCTTTTTCATCCGTTTTAACCCGCACTATTTCAGACAAATCTTTACCCGCTATTGTATTAATAACACTAGATTGATAAAATTCTTTTAATGATTTCATGATTGGTGCTTTCTTCTCATCTTGCATCAACACATCAATTCTATCCATCAATTCATTATACGTTGGATGAAAACTCTCTGAGTATACACCAGGAACATATTCAACGTCAAAGTTTTGTTTATCAAGTTTTAGTTTTCCACCATACCTATACAACGCATATTTTTGTATTTGTTCTTCTACTTCATCCACATCAGACGTGTTACATAAGTGTCGCAGATAAAGTTGGCTTGCAAACTTACACTTTTTTTCTTTAATTAAAAACAAGTCTTTTTTCCATACAGCATCATACAGCGCAGGAATATCGCCGATTGGCATCATGAATATAAACTGCTCCACATCACAATTTTTTTCTGGCCAAAAGTTTTTAAGATTGATGTGTGAT